ATGCTGTAGATAAAAGGAAAGATATCCTTCGCTTTGCAGACGAAATGACAAGCGACATACATCACAGCAAAGATAGTTGGGATCAGTGCTTGCAAGACATCACAGACTATGAGGAATATTGTTCATCGCATCCAGGTTTCAAAAATAACCAAGCCGCTGCCACTATCGAGTACATCAAGAGAAATTACCAGGAGCGGCTTGAGAAACACGATTTCCTATAAGGAGGTAATGATATGTCTTTAGATTTTTTAAATGAATACTTCGTTCCGATTGTTGTGGCTGCCTGCCTGATCGTAGGCTACTGCATCAAACGCTTTGACAAGATTCCTAACAACCTCATTCCGACCATCCTTGCAATCCTTGGTGCTGTCCTGTCCTGCATCAACTCGCACGGCATCTCTCTCCAGATTGTTGTGTACGGTGCTTTTTCCGGCTTGGCTTCCACTGGACTACACCAGATGTTCAAACAGATCATAGAAGGTGAACAAGATGAGTAATTACAAAGGTGTTGACCTGTCCGAACATAACAGCGGTATCAACTACACAGAGCTTTCCAAAAAGATTGATTTTGCTGTGCTGCGAGAAGGCTGCCGTCAGCGTGAGGACTACCTTTTCAAGACGCACCTCAATGCGCTCAAGGCCTTAGGTGTTCCGATTATCGGAGTGTATCATTTCATCTATGCGCTTACCAACAGCCAGGCGAGGCAGGAAGCAGAGTCCTGCATCCGCAACGTGCAGGCAGCAGGCCTTCCGAAGACCACGGTCATCTGGGCGGATTTTGAATATGATACTGTTGACGATGCCAGAGAAAAGGGTGTGACCCTTGGGCGGAATGAGTGCAATCAGTTCACACGCACTTTCTGCGACACGGTCAAGGCAGCAGGGTATCCGACAGGCATCTATACCAACATCGACTACTGGAAGCATATGTATACGCAGGACACGCTCAAACGCTATGACATTTGGCTTGCGGACTACACTGGCGGTCCCGACTATCCCTGCATCATGCAGCAGTATACCAGTAAGGGCCGGATGAACGGTTACAGCAAGACTCTCGACATGAACTATTACTTTGGAACGCTCCCAAAGAAGCAGCTTGCTGTCGAGACAAAGAAGTCCACTGCAGAAGAGGCTATCGAATGGATGGAGGCGCTTGCGAATGACAACTCCCATGGTTACGATCAGGCTTACAGATGGGGCCAAAAGGGCGATTATGATTGCTCGTCGGCTATCATTAAAGCGTGGGAACAGGCAGGTGTTCCGGTCAAGTCGAAAGGAGGTGCCACATACACTGGCAACATGAGGAGTGCATTCCTCAAGTGTGGATTCAAAGACGTGACTTCCAAGGTCAATCTTTCAACCGGTTCCGGATTGAAACGTAGTGATGTCCTCCTCAATTCCGTCCACCACACTGCCATGTACTGTGGCGATGGCAAGGAGGTCGAGGCATCGATCAACGAGAAGGGCAGAGCTACTGGAGGGATTCCTGGAGATCAGACAGGCAAGGAGGTTCTGATCCGGTCATACCGGAACTATCCGTGGAACTATGTCCTTCGGTATGAATCCACAGACGAGGCAAGTGCTTCCCCAACAATCACGTCAGGAGGTAAGGGATATATGTTCGAAGCAAAGACAGTCAGTGTCGGAACGGTAAGCAAATCCGCCCTGCTCATGCAGAAGCTCCTCAGAGTAGGAGGATACAAGGGCAAGGACGGCAAGGTGCTGACGCTCGATTCCAGCGCAGGAAGCAATACGATCTATGCGCTCAAGGCATTCCAGAAGGCAGCAGGCGTGACGGTTGACGGAATCTGTGGGCCGAATACCTGGAAGAAACTGCTTGGAATCTGAACCAAATGAAATAGAGGGGGCTTCGGCTCCCTCTTATTTTTTTTTTGTAAAAAAACCACCAAAATGGTGATAAAGTGCTTGACATATCACCAAAATGGTGGTAATATATAATCAAGGAAAGGGAAATAAAGAAAAAAATCACCGCACAGGAGGTAAATAGAAATGATCGAAATCGCAAGAATCTCAACCATCGGAACTGCAAACCGCCGTGACATCGTCCGCCGCCTCATGGAAGCGAGCGACTTCTTCAAAAGAATATCGTTTGCGGATGCCATCAAGGCTTACCGCTTCGCTGAGTGTAACAACCTCGTTGTAAGAGGTTATGGTTACCTCGCAGTGTATCACATCTGTGATTGATACACATATTCCCGACCCGGCCCGGGTAAAGGCCGGGAGAAAGATAAGGAGGACAAAGGAAATGAACGAAATCAAGAAGCTTCGCAAGGAACTGGGAATGACGCAGCAGGGATTCGCTGAGAGGTACGGAATCCCGAAGAGAACGGTCGAGAACTGGGAGAGCGGAAAGAGCGCTCCGGTTGATTGGGCAATGGGACTCTTACAGAGAGTGGTAAGGGAAGACATCGAGGAGCGTGAGAGACGGATCGCATCAATCAGAGATGCCTACGGACTCATCAAGCCAGGCTTCCAGGAACTGACGGAGATGCTCGATGCAGGCGGTGACCTGTTCGACGAGATGGTCTTCAGCTCCACGGATCCGCAGGAAGTAGTTGCCAAGATCAAGGAGCTCAAGGCAACAGATAATGACTATAGTATCCAGTACTTCAAATGCGATGAGGATGGCGAGCTGGTTGAGGGGTCTGATTTTGATACAGTGACGGATTTCATGGAAAAGTATGAGGAGGAAAACGAAATGAAAAAGTATTGGCTCGATTGCGAAAGCACCGGAAACACACAGTTTGCTCTGTATGAGAAGACGGAAGACGAGGAAACCTGCATCCTTAAGTTTGACTTTGAAGACATCGAGGGTCTGAAGGAGCTGGAAGAAGCAGGCAAGATCGGAGAAGGATACGAGTTGATTGACAAGTACATCGAGGAGAAGCTTGGCTTCCTTCCTGAGTATGAGGTCGGCTAAAGAGAAACCCCGAGGGAACAAAAACCCTCGGGGAATCTTTTGTTTGAGGGGCAAACGAGGGGCAGAAAAGGGGCAGAACGCTTAAAGTCTGCTGTACATAAGTAGGATTGTAACACCTCGGAAGAGCGCATATTTGCTGTGCTTTTACATATTTTTCTTCCTATTAGAATTGCTTTATTACAACTATGAATTCCTGGACGTTTGCCTTGAAACCCTTGATTTTATGCGGTTTCCGAGGATCGACCTTAAAAAAAGGGGCAGAAAAGGGGCAGACCTCAGAGGATTTTTACTCCGTCAATGTAAGCGTCATCAATGGCCCTGCGCTTGGACGTGACGTGGAGGTAGATGTCACGAGTGATGGCGCTGTCCTTGTGGCCCAGTCTCCGAGAGATGACTTCCAATGGGACTCCCTGCTCCGCAAGGATGGAGACATGGGTGTGCCGGAGAGCGTGGACGTTGATCCTGTGACCAATCTTGGTGGAGTAGTCTCTGACATAATGGTTGTACACGTCATAGCTGACCATGCCAATGCCATCATGGTTTGGCAGGAAGTACGGTGACACCTTGCCTGTCCGCAGCTGAACCCTGCGTCTGTACGAGCGAATCTTGCTGATGCACTTGGCGAGCTCTGGCTGGATGTGAATGTCTCTGATCGAGGACATGGTCTTGGGTGTGCCATGGATTCCATCAATCTGTTGACTATAAGTTTTGGTCACATGGATGACGTCCTGTTCCACGTCAGAGTCAAGCAGGGCGATAGCTTCACCCACACGCATTCCGGTCAAGGCGAGGAATTCCGTCAGAAGCTTCCACTTCTCTGATTTCATGGCAGACAGGAGAGCGTTGAGCTCCTCCGGCTCCAGATACTTGGTATCGATTTTGGTCTGATCCTTCTTGATCTTAATGCGCTCGATCTTGTCGAGCCACTCACGAGATTCCACATAGTCATGCTTATAACCCCAGCTGATCATGGCTTTGAAGTAAAGGATGTCCCTGTTGGTCTGATAATCCGTATTGTTGCCCTTGGAAAGTGCTTCGGACACATACCGAGCTGTCAGACGGTTCACGAAGCTGTCACGGCCCAGCAGATCGCACACATGACCGATGTGCTGAGTGGCTGAGATGTAGGATCCTGGCTTAATGGTATTCTGCTGATGCTCCAGGTATCGGTCCGCAAGGTATCCGAGAGTGATGCTGTCGGAGTCCGTCACGGAAAGCTTCTCTTTAATCTTTGCCCTCAGGAGCTCCTCTGCGGCTTTTCTAGCCGCTTTCGTGTCTTTGTCTAGAGTTACTGTAGCCTTCTTTGTTTTGCCCGAAATTGGGTCAGTATAGCGCTCACAGGCCTTATACTTGCCCGATGCTGTGGACTCAATCCACATAAAAAGACCTCCTTTGCGGTGAAAGAGAACAAGTGTTCCGTATTGCTACAACGCTCAGGAGGTGCTACAATCTACTTGTCTAGGGTGTCTTGTAGGATCTCCGAACGTTATTCATAGCTGTGTTGATAATAGCTTCGTAATTCTTCAAGATGCAGCCGTCCACTCTGCCGAGGGTGGGCGGTTT